GAGGAGATTGAAGATGAAAAGAATGACGAGAAAATTTTGGATGAGCCAATACAGGAAATTGTTGAAGAGGATATCGACAGAGAGATACCTGAAGAACCGATTGAAGAATCCTTAAAATTAACTGAAGAAGAAGTACAAGTAGAGATCGCACAGATAGAAGAGATCGTAGATCTACCAATAACAGAGGAGACAGATGAAGAAGCTAAACAAGAAGCAATACAAACCTATGTACAAGACCTTACCGAAGAAGAAGTAGTTGAGGTATTAGAAGAGGTTAACGACATTGGTGTACAAAATCTTAGTCAAGCTACAGAAGAGATACAAGAAGTTGTGCAAGCTGTTGTTGAAGAAGCTATTACTAATGTACAAGAACTAACAGAAGAACAAGTAGAAGTAGTTGCAGAAGTATTACAAGTAGAAGCAGACGATGTAAAGATTGTTGCTGCAGCTGTAGAAAATAATAAAGCTGTTGCTGAAGCTGTAGAGGAATACGTTGAAAGATCAGTACAAAATAAAGATGTAGAAAACTATTCGCTTGCTGACGTAACTACTGAAATACAAACTGAACAGTTCCTTGCGGATCCTATAGGCGCATTTACTAATATACAAATAGAGAACATAGATCTATCAGTAATTGGTTCAGATATGACAAGCGATCAAAAAGAAAAAGCACAAGAAGTAGTAGTACCAGTGATCATAGCTTCGCAAATTATAGCTAGTGTCCAGGTAGTACCCGTTAGAATGAGACGTATAGTATGAAGTATATAAAAAAATTATTGAATTGGATTAAAGAAATACTTAAAGAGACTATAGCGCAAACGTTTACTCTCTTAGGTTTTTTTATAGCATGGCTAACTTTGACAGGAACAGCGAAAGACATTGTTGGTGTTGCTATACTTATATCAATAGCTTTATGGTTATTAACAATAGGTTTACGCAAAGATAAACCCAAAGATAATATTAAAAAGAAAGCGAGTAGGTAATGCCTTACACAACAGCAGGGAAGAAAAAAAGATACTCTTCTAAACGTAAGAAAAAAATGACTAAGTAGTCATGGCTATAAACTACAGAGGAGAAAAGTTTTCAGGTTATAATAAACCTAAGAGAACGCCTGGACACAAGACTAAATCACATGCTGTTCTTGCGAAGAGCGGTGATAAAGTTAAGTTAATTCGTTACGGACAACAAGGAGTTAGCGGTGCAGGTAAAAAGAAAGACGCTAAGTCCAATGCAAGACGTAAATCTTTCAAGGCAAGACATGCTAAGAACATAGCAAAAGGTAAGATGTCAGCAGCTTATTGGGCTAACAAAACTAAATGGTAGGAAAGAATGGCAAAAAAACAAAAACCAATTTGGGATAAACCAAGACCAAAAGGTTTAAAATCAAAGAAGTTAACACCTGCGCAGAAGACCAAAGCGAAAGCTAGAGCAAAAGCTAATGGTCGTAAGTACCCTAATATGGTGGACAATATGTGGGCAGCTAACAGATAATATATTTTGAAAGTTGCATGTCCTAAATGCGGACAACCTCTTGAAGTGCAGATAGATCCCTATAAATTATACTGTACAAACCCTGATTGTTTAGACTATACTGATAACAACAGGGAGAGTAAATGAAAATAGATGTTGTAAGAACACAATTTGGCATTGACGCTACCAATGGAATGATGTTCATTGACGGTAAGTTTGAATGCTACACATTAGAAGATCAGTATCAAGCAGTAAAAGTTATGCACGAAACCTGCATACCTGAAGGCACATATAAAATTAAGTTTAGAAAAGTTGGTGGATTCCATGATCGATACAGTGCAAGATATAAAAATGCGCACTACGGTATGCTTGAATTACAAGATGTACCTGACTTTAAATACATACTGATTCATTCAGGTAACACAGATGAACACACGTCAGGTTGTATACTTACAGGAAATACTCAACAAGATCTTGACTTAGGTAAAGATGGTATGATCGGACAGTCACGTAATGCTTATGAACGTATGTATAGAAAAGTATCTGCAGTATTACTACAAGGCAAAGAAGTCACATTAGAGGTCAGTAAGATCAATCTTGATGGTGCAGCAGCACCACAACAAAGTTCCGATAGTAAAATGTTACATGCTATTCACGAAAAAGTGACACGCATTGACAGTAAGCTAAGAGGAAAACCTATTATATAGATTGGAGTAATATGAGTGACGAACTAAAGCAACTTGTTGAAAAAGTTGTATGGACATTCATCGAAGCATTCGGTTCTGCTTTGTTGGTTGGACCTGCAATAGACTTAGAAATTACAACACTTGAAGCTGCAGCAATTGCAGGTGGCGGTGCTGTGATTGTAGTTCTAAAAGAGTATGCAAAAAAACAACTCGCAGGTAAGTAAACTTACCGAAACCCAACAGGACGTAGCACACAATAAAGTAAAGGAGGGCGTTACGCACCCGAATGGTTGGGAACCTGGCGTAAAGTTTGATTATAAAACTAAAACAGGAACCATAACATCAAGAGCTATGACTAGCTCTACCCCCGAATTTGATGAACTCTTACAAGAATGGGGATTCGATCCTAAAAAATATGCAATTGTTAATGATACATTACGTGTATCTACATGGGATATGAATGTAGGTAAGGGAGAAATACATCAAGCATGGGCATACAAAGCACAGATTGTCGCAACAGAAGCAACAATAGATCACGAAGACTACACTCGGATAGAGAAGTGGATCCAGTCTTACAAGCGTAAAGCTAAACCTAAAGTAAAGAAAACTAAAGCTAGCTTCTTTGTTGCAGTTGCAGATTTACAGCTAGGCAAGAGAGATGGTGAAGGTACCGAAGCTATTGTTAAAAGATTCTTAGATAAGATAGATCTTGTACGTGATAGGTATAACTTCTTACGTAAAGCAGGAGTAGAGATGGATCAGTTAACAGTCGTTGGACTTGGTGATATAGTCGAAGGTTGCGTAGGATTTTATCCACAGGCAATGGGACCTAACGGTGTCGAATTGGATTATAGAAATCAAATGAAGTTAGCTAGGAGACTTATTGCTAAAGCATTAGTTGAATGGTCTAAAGACTTTGATGTTGTAGTAGTAGGTGCAGTACCAGGTAATCATGGAGAGAAGCGTACAAATAAAGGTATAGCACCAACAGGTGGCATGGATAACTATGACATAGAAGTCTTTGAACAAATAGGAGAGATCTTTGCAGACAAACCACAATACAATCATGTAAAGTTTGTTATACCTGATGAACCACACTTGTCATTAAACGTGTGCGGTACAAACATGTCATTTACTCACGGACATCTCGCAGGTTTTAGCGGGACTGTTGAGAATAAACTTATGAACTGGTGGAAGAATCAAACCTTCGGTGGTTTCCATGCAGGATCCTCGTCCATCCTAGTGACAGGACATTACCATCATTTTAGACAAGTGCATGATCCACGTACCTGGATCCAGGTACCTAGCTTAGATGAGAGTACTTACTTTGAGCAGCAAGCAGGTAAGAAAACTAGGCAAGGTGTAGTGACTATGGTTGTAGATAAGAATGGTCACAATAATTTAGAGATCGTATAAAGAAAAAACCTGGTCGGGCAGGACCAGGTCTTCTCTAATTGGGAAGGAGTTACCTTGAATAAAGGTTAACTACATGATCTAAGATAACACATGGTATAATTAAAGTCAACTCTTTTCTTAGGCGATGGGTTTCCTCCTTTACCTTCGTCTTGGGCAGCAAATTTGACATGTTTAGATTTGCTGTTTTTTGTATAAAATTCTTGATATCCCTTATTTTATGTATATAATTATAAGTGGAAAGGTAATAATGACTGCAATAGTACATGATGACTACATGTTATCTGAACTACGTGAATCTGTTGCGAAGACTGGTGCTAAGTTTCTAGTATGTCGTAACAATAAACCAATGTATATCGATTCCATTAAAGAACTGCAAGATTATATCAAGGCAAATGATCTATACATCTATGAGTTTGAACTATGGAATAACATAATACATTATGTCTTTGTGCGTGGTGAACGTGGTGGCGATTAATAGATGAACTTATTTACAAGTCAAAAGGAGATGAAGAAGTGGGCGGTAGCTATGGCTAACGCATGTGGTGGGCAAGAAGTGTCACAGACTTCTATTAAACTAAATAATATAAATCCTATTAAGGTAGCGTCACTAACAGAGAAGTTTGTTACTGACTATAACGAGATGATGTATACATCTATGGCACTAGATGATAAGGAAGAGGAGTGAGTAAACCACTAGAACAACGCCAGGTTAGTATCATGTTTACTGATAACAGTACACGTGATTTCATAATCAAAGCTGATAGTGTAAAAGAAGCTGAAAACTTGTTTGATTTAATTTATAATACAATGGAAAAAAGTATTACAGATTTACTGAAACAATATGAAGTAAGGAAACAGACTAGAGTGTGGTGCGAGTATCACATTGATGAAGATAAACAGATGATGGAGGAAGAGTAATGGGTTGGCAAGACGAATACGATCAAGTAGAAGATAGACTAGCAAAGTTTTGGGAAAACAATCCCAACGGTAGAGTGTATACAGAACACCTATCTATATCAGATGATCATCAAAGCATAGTTGTTAGAGCTATGATATATAAAGATTTAGAAGATATAAATCCTGTAGCAACAGGTATAGCACAGGATCAACAAGGTCCTAAAGGTGCTAACTTAACATCATGGATTGAAAACGCAGAGACATCTGCGATAGGACGTGGACTTGCAAACTGGTTCGGCTATACAGCAAAAGCAAGACCATCAGTCACAGAAATGCAGAAAGTGGAGAACTTGAAGGGTAGTGCGGGACAACAACCTACTCAACAAGTTACCAAGAGTGTAGCTAAAACTAGCAATAGCAATAGCTATACTCCTCCACAATCTGTACAAGCAAAGACAGCAGGCGCAGTAGATGTTGAGAACAAATCTACAGAAGAAGTACTTGAAGCTATTGGTGTAGTTGTAGAAGAAAAATTTGTAACTAATGGTTCAGTAGAACCTAAATGTTTAAGTTGCAACAGTGATCTTTGGGACAACAGAACAGACAAAGCTAATGGTAAGATCAAGGAAACATATCCCGATTGGAAGTGTAAGAATAAAGATTGCGACAATGGTAATCCACGTATCTATTACATGGAAAGTTTTAACGCTGCAAAGCAAGCACCTGAAGAATGGTTCATGCCTAATTTACCAATAGCAAAACCAATTGATGAGACAGCAGAAGGTCAAGCACCTTTTTAATGTTTACAATAGTAATAAAAGTTGACAGTGCAGGTGTATTCCAGGACATTGAGTTTGAAAATGCACCAAAGCACATACCAATAAATGTAAGGGAAGAGGTGGAACGTGAGTAAGAATCCGTTTGATGGACCAAGTATAAAAGTTGGTTCAGAAGAATTTAAAGAGATGGTGTTAGGAGTTATGATTAATAAACATAATGATCCTGATGAAGACTTTGATTTGGGCAATGACATACCGTCCACTTCCTAAACATTTAACAATACAACCTAGCAAGATAGATGGGTTAGGTTTGTTTACATTAAAAGATATACCTATGGGTGAGTGCTTAGGCATTACACATATAGAAGATTACATAACTAAGAAGCTATACCGCACACCACTAGGTGGATTTATTAATCATGCAGAGGACTCTAACTTACAACGAGTTGAAGTACAGAGATACCATTATGTATTTACAAGAGATCACATTGCAGCAGGTACAGAATTAACATTACGATACGAATGGTATGAACCAAAGGAGGAGGAATAATGACTATGAGAGATGAGATCTTGCAGTTACTTAATGATAACGAGTGGCATTGTGCTACCGAACTAATAGAGTTTGGGTGGTCAGCAAGAAATAGAATATCAGAAATGCGTGCAGATCATGGAGAGGATTACATACTTGGTGAGAAATGTAACAAGCACAGTCACAAAGGTGGCGTAAGTATGTATAAACTTAACGATCAAAAGAAAAAACAAGAGCTTTTAGATAGACTTGATGATCAAATTCAGCTACAGTTATTGTAGTGAAAGAAGTATTACAATCTAAAGGCGCGATCAACGTTTGGAATATGATGGATGAGTGCAATAGTTTTTTAGAAGCTATCACTTATTGTATAGAGGAAGATCAATCTGCAAAGATAGACTTCTTTCCATACGATACAGCACAAGAATCTAACTTAGTACAACTAATACTAAAGCAAGATCCCTCATTTCCTACTGAACCTGGACCACACTATGGTGGGGTTAGAGTCGGTATCGTTACTAATAAAGGAGTGGGTGAATTGGAAGTCGTACACGATATGTATGATTACTTTAGTTACTCATTCGTGTCACGTGGTACACAAATAGATTATGGTAGGTTACCTAGAGCAGATATGATCGATTACATAACTGCTATATCTAAGATACTTAATTCACCTAAAGCACTTAAAGGCAGGAAATTATTTAAGAAAGAAGAGTAATGTCTAAACAAAAACAACAGGGAACTAAACTAGAAACGTTCGTAGCAAAGATGTTAAACGGTTCTAGGATTGCTGAAGGTGGGAAGAACGATAAAGGAGACGTATTATTTAATTGGAATGGACAAGACTTTTATGTTGAGTGTAAAGCAAGACAGTCACTTAATGTTACGCGTGAGTTAGCTAAGTCTATACGCAAGTCAAAGTCGCAATTTACAGCACTTGTATGGAAGCGGCTTGTCAAGTCTGATGGATCAAGAAGACAACCTGATGGAGTACCGATCGTTGTTTGTCTGACATTGGATACATTCCTGGAGATCGTAGAAAGTAAATTAGGAAATACATTTTATGACGAACCATATTGGAAAGACATACCATGACAGACGTTGACGCAGCTGCAAGAAAGACTGCGCTAAAATTAGATTCACTCATGGCTATAGTTGATTTTGAATACAACAGACATCACAAGTGTTTAGTATGTCATAACAAATACCTTCATCATGTTGACGGGTTACCTTGTGAATCGGATGACAACAAGAAAGAAATAATAAAACGTAACCGTTGGAAATAAACTTGACATAAAATAACTTCACATGTAATTTATATATTGGAAAGGAAGTTACATGTTAGAAGTTAACATTAAATTAGACTACAACGACTTGAAGTTGCTAAAAGCAATGACCAAGTTAGGTGACAATACTAAAATAAAAACACAATCCTACATGCCTGGTGCAAAGGTACAACAGACTATTAATTTTGTTGTTGAAGAACACAGAATGATAGTGTGGGTTAGTGACTCTTATGTCTTAGGTATGACAGAATGGGCTAGCGAAAATAGAATAACTATATCGGCAAGTGCTGTATCTAAATCAGACCACGATTATGTGATGTCAGAAGAAGAGACATGGAAAAGTATAAATGGAAGAGTGTATACAACGTTTACTATTGAAGAGTTCAATGCAAAACTAACACATCTTTTTAAATACTTTAGTGGTAAGGAAGTTGACGGGCATACATACTTATCATTTACTGGTAACCAACAGATGATACATGCACCTGTAGTAAGTGAATATGATATTGAGTATACATTACCTAATGGTGTTACAGTCGATAACTTAGTTATACGTATTGACAACATAGAACCATACATTATTACAAACGTAGGTGCTTCTGTAAGAAGAAATATACAATTGTTCCTTAGTTTTTATAATGATTCTAAAGGCGCACTAGATCCCGACAGAAGATTACCTATTAGTCACATGCAGTATTCACCTGTACACATGAGAAGAGCGTTCGAGTTCTTAACATACAATAAGGATGAACATTTTACATACATGTTTAGTTACACGGGTAAGTATGACAAAGCATTGTATATCGAGAAGACGTGCAGCGGCACAGATAATGCTACTGAAAAAAAGTTATGGATTATGCCGCAGCATTGTGAATTGGAGGA